CTTTTGCCTCACACGATGTAAAGGTGGGAAAGAGGTACGGTCTTCAGTACGCAAAGGCTATATACGGCCAGTGGGGAAGCGCCCAGTACGAGGGGTCTCTGTACAGCAAAAGATTCCGTGAGTTCGAAGTCTCTAGGGACTACGCCAACGGAACGCAAGACACATCCATCTACAAGCAGATACTTACCTCTCTTGACCCGAATAACGGTGATGGGTCTCTGGTGAACCTAGACTGGACACCAGTTCCTATCGTTCCCAAGTTCGTAAAGATTGTAGTCAACAAGATTCTGTCTTCTAAGTTCTACCCAAACATTGAAGCTGTTGACCCTTTGTCGCGCAGCGAAAAGGACTACGAGAAGAATAAGATGAAGATATTCATCGAGAACAAGGATATTTTAAAGGAGGCGAAGGACTCAGGACTTCGCACCGAGGTAGACCCAGACTCTCTTCCCGATACTGCTGAGGAGACCGAAATTTTCCTTGAGACTAACATCAAGACCGCTGCGGAGATTGCTGCCCAGATTGGCATCAACTTAACGCTCAGCTGGAACGACTTCGACGAGCGCATTTTTAGGCGCAATGTCGAAGACCTCGTCACTTGCGGTATTGCTGTCACCAAGCGCAGCAACGACCCAAACTACGGAATCGTTGAGGACTATGTAGACCCAGCATTCTTCATCCACAGCTTTACCTCTGACCCAAACTTTACGGATATAACCTATGCAGGCCACGTAAAGCGTATGAGCATCTCTGAACTTAAGAGAACCGCAGGCAACCAGTTCACCGAGGACGAGTACGAGAAGATGGCTCGGACGGTTATGAACCGCTTTGGCAATGACTCTAGCCGACTGATGGGCTCTGGGTACGACCCAGGTATGGAGCGCTACTACTACGGATACGACGAGTACACCATCGAAGTCCTTGACTTTGAGTTTGTTAGCGTTGATAACATCATCTTCGAGAAGAAGGAGTCCCGTTTTGGAAACATTGGTTTCTACTATAAGGGCCACAAGTACAATGCCCCACAGCAGAGTGTGTATGATAGGGAGGCTGTCTATATGCAGAACCAGACGCTTTATGGTGGTAATTACATCCTAGGGACTGACTACATCTACGACTACGGGTTGAAGAAGAACATTCCTAAAAATGTTCACGACCTCACCCGCACCCGGATGAGCTACAGCATTGTGGCCACCAATATCCGCAAGTCTATTCCTAAGTCTATGGTTAGCGGCATCATCGGCTTTGCCGACCAGCTGCAGATCACCCACCTAAAGCTCCAGCAGTCTATCGCTAAGGCTAAGCCTGATGGACTGATCATCGACATCGAGGGACTTGAGAACGTACAGCTAGGACGTGGCGGTGAGCTACAGCCTTTGGACCTTCAAGACATCTACGAGCAGACGGGTATCTTCTACTACCGCAGTAAGAACCCTGACGGCAGCTTCCAGAACCCACCGATCCGTCCACTTGAGAACGGCATTAGGAACATCAACGAGCTCATCACCATCTACAACCACGCCCTGCGTATGATTCGTGATGCTACGGGCATCAACGAGGTTATGGATGGAACGAGCCCTAAGGGAGACCAGCTTGTTGGCGTACGCCAGCAGCAACTGGCGGCAGGCAACAATGCTCTTGGGGATATCAGCAATGCAGCGATTGTGCTGTACCGCAGGATCTGTGAGGACGTTGTGAAGTGTCTTCAGATACTTCCCCCGAAGTCTATCTTATACAAGGCCTACGAGACGGCTATTGGCAGGGAGAATATGGCTGTGCTATCTAGCTTCTCTAATCTTCCTATGTACAACTTCGGCGTTAGGGTCGTCGCTGATATGAACGAGATTGACCGTATGTACCTCGAGCAAAACATCCAGGCCTCTATTGCCCAGGGCGAGCTTGACATCGAGGATGCTATTGCCATCCGTCAGTTGAGGGACATCGACCAAGCCGAGAGGCTGCTTATCGTGCGCCGTAAGAAGCGTATGAAGGTCCGTCAGGAGATGGCCCAGCAGAACTCTCAGTTCCAAGCTCAGGCCAACGCACAGGTGGCTCAGGTGACAAGCCAAGCCAAGATGCAGGAGGACCAGATGAAGGCACAGTTAGACGCTCAGAAGATTCAGCTAGAGGCTGAGGCTAAGGCTCAGCTGCTGCAGGTAGAGTACGGACTTAAGATGCAGTTGGCTCAGCTGCAAGGAGACTACGGAATCAAAGAGCAGCAGATCGAATCTGGTGTACGCCAGACTGCTGATCAAGAGGCTGAGGACCGCAAGGATAACCGCATTAAGGAACAAGCAGTTGCGCAAAGCAAACTAATTGCCCAGCGCAAGGGAGACCGTGCTGAGTTGCAGAAGCAAGACCTCGAGGGTCAGGAGGATATTGTGGATATCATATTGAATCAATAACTATCTTTGTAGGGCATTAGCGTTGCTCTTTAACCTTTAACCTTTACCATTGTGAGCTATTCAAATATTACCAACCCAGTAAACTACCAACTTCAGGCATTCGGTCAGAAGGGATTTAGGGTAGTAACCTCAGCATTTACTCCTGTTAGCGGAGAATTCTACCGAGCATTTACCATAACCAGCGACGCAGTGGTCACCGCTACATCGGTAGAGGGGGATAGCCTTAGCGCTGTAACGCTACTTGCCGGAACAACAGTTTACGGATTGTTCAGCGCAATCAGCGTTTCCTCTGGAACGGTAATCGCCTATATCGCATAAAGATGATTGGTCTCGGTTTAAGCATAAGCCTAACCCCTTCTGGTGCTGGATTCCTACGTGGAGCAGCTCAGCTAATCTACAATGACTACTACAACCGAGTAACGGCAGATGGTGGTACTGTGGAGGGAGAGTCTTGCTTTGAGCGTGCTGTATTCCTACTTGGTGTTCGTAACACCGTCAACTACATCGACCTAATCTTCCAAAGATGGACTGCTGACGGCGGCATCATAGAGGCGGAAGATTGCTTTACAAATTCTTTCTTTGCGCTAAATCAGTGATGGAAGAGTGGAAGGACATACTAGGCTACGAAGGCGAATATCAAGTGAGTAACTATGGTAGCGTAAGGAGTCTTGATAGGTATATAAAGTCTAAGTCTAAACTAGGTAAAGAGTTTGTGTATTTTAAAAGAGGTAAGAACTTAATACCAGAACTTGGGTCGTTGGTTTATCCTTATGTAGTTTACTATTTAAAAAAAGATGGAAAGAGATACTACAACAAAGCCCACAGGCTTGTTGCTAAGGCTTTTATTCCGAACCCAGAAAATAAGAAGGTTGTCAATCACATTGATTCAAATCCAAGAAACAATCACGTAGACAACCTAGATTGGGTAACACATAGCGAGAATACCAAACACGCTTACGATAACGGAAGGATTGATGTAACAAAAGCAATAGAGGCTTCAAGGGAATCAAGAATTGGTACCGGAAAAATTGTATATCAATACACAATCAATAAAAAACCAATAGCTCAGTTTAACAGTGTTAGGTCTGCGGCTAAAATAACAAACTCTGACGAAAACTCTATATCAAAGGTTTGCAGAGGAGTAATCAATATTCACAATAATTATTTTTGGAGTTATGAGCTTTTATAGTGACGCATCTTTAGTGATGATACCTTCGGGTTATAAAGACCAGAAGGTCTACTGTGCAGTGCCAACGGACGGTAGTGCTGACCTAACCTTCAGCCGTGCCTCAAGCGCTACCCGTGTGCAAAGCAACGGCCTAATTGAAAAGGTGCGGACGAACATTATTCTTCAGAGCGAGGACTTTACTACGACTTGGGCGTCTAACGTTTCACCTACAATTACCGCAAATACAACTGTTGCTCCCGATGGCACTACAACGGGAGATACTATTGCAGCGAGTGGCTCAAATAGCGGGGCATATCAAGTACCAACTGTTGCAAATGGCGTTGAGCATTCTTTTAGCGTTTACGTTAAAAACATCACTTCTGCTACCGCTATTCAAATAGGATGCGACTTAGGACCAGTCAATGGCTTTTTAAACTTCAACGCAGTAACGGGTGCAATCACTACAACTGCTGCTGGCATTACTGGTTCATCGGTTACGAATGTTGGCAATGGTTGGTATCGTGTTTCTGGAACTTACATTACTACGGGAACTACAAATACCTTTATTGTCTTTGGTCAATCGGGTATGACGTTTGCGGTATGGGGAGCGCAGTTGGAGGCTGGCGTAACTACCGACTACATCGCAACCACCACCGCAGCGGTATCAGTTGGCCCCGTTAGCGGTTTACCCCGTTTGGATTATTTGGGTAGCACTTGCCCTAAGCTTTTGCTGGAGCCACAGCGGACAAACCTTGCTATCTACTCGGAGCAGTTTGATAATGCAGGATGGGGCAAAACCCAAAGCGGAACAGGTCTTGTTCCAGTTATAACGGCTAACAATGCAATTAGCCCCGATGGATATCAAAACGCTGATACAATCGTTTTTGATGTTGGCGCAGGAACTACTTCAAGCGATATTTCTGCAATGTTCCAAACCTTTGGTGGAACGACTGCAACTTATACGGGTTCATTCTATGCTAAAACCGCAAGCGGAACTGCTCAAATTCAAGTCCGTATTGATGGTTCAAATTATGATAAGTTTACTATTACCAATCAATGGCAGCGCTTTACTTTAACCAAAGCATTAACTGGAACAAGTAACGTGTTTGAGATGGCAATCCGTAGAGGATTAAACGAGCCGATGAACGCAAGTGCCACAATCCAACTATGGGGAGTTCAAGTTGAACTCGGAGCCTACGCCACCTCGTACATCCCCACGCTTGGGGCATCAGTTACAAGGGTTGCGGATGCTGCTTCAAAGACTTCGGCTTCTGCTTTGATTGGTCAAACCGAAGGCACCATTTTTTGGGAGTTTGAGTTTACCACTTCGGTTGCAACAGGTAACGAAGCGCTCTTGAACATTGATAATGGCTCTTTTGGTAATACTGTGTATATATCTAAAAGTGCTTCTGGGGGAATTGTTGCCGAAATGTATAATGGAGGTGTTTTACAAGCATCACTTAGTTTGTCCTCACAACCCGCTGGAACTTACAAGGCAGCGATTGGTTATGCAAATAACAATACCGCATTTTTTGTAAACGGAGTGCAAGTCGGAACCACCGATACTTCGTGCAGCGTGCCAGCAATGAGCCGCATTCAGTTAGGCAATACTGCGATTGGGCCATCTACTGATAAAACCGCACAAGTGCTTTTATTCACAACCCGTTTAACTAACGCCCAACTGGCAGAACTAACCGCATAATGAGTACCTTCAGTTTGTATAGTACGAATTCTTTTGTATATTTACAAAAAGAATATGCTATGGAAATATGGAAGGACATTAAAGGGTACGAAGGTTTGTATCAAGTTTCAAACGAAGGTCGTGTGAAAGCGTTGAACCGAGTTGTGAAATCACGCTGGGGAACACCCAAGCCGTTGAAGGCTAAAGAAATTCGTGAAGTAGTTGACTCGCTCGGCTATTCACGTTTGTCTTTGTGCCAAGATGGTAAGGTAAAAGCCCATAAGATTCACCGCTTGGTCGCTGAAGCGTTTTTAATTGGTGAAGGCCAAATCAATCACATTGACGGCAACAAGCAAAACAACCACGTTTCAAATCTTGAGTTTTGTACTCAGCAAGAAAACAACATTCACGCTCACGAAACTGGACTGAAACCAAGCAAATACTATATTCCGATTGTATGCAACGAAACTGGCGAGTTGTTTGAATCAAAGGCTGCGCTCGCTCGCTCTCTTGGCATTTCGGCAGTTATGGTTTCTTCTTACGTTCGTGGTAATATGAAACATATCAAAGGAAAAACTTACACACAATTACAATGAAATTCCAAAAATTTGAGTTCACGCCCACCCAATGGGCAACGGCTAAAGCAAAGATTGAAACAACGGGTACCGACCCCGAAGGCGAAACGTACCAATACTACAACCCCGAATTAGTTACTGCGGTAGTAGAACTCGGGCATCTTTGCACCCAATGGGGAACGGATGCCGAAGGCAACCAAGTG